CTATGCTGTCTTTAATGAAAAAAGATGACTCCCCGTTCTTCCGGTCTGAATCTTGCAATGAAGCTTATTGATATTTCGTCCCATCGCCAAAAGGATGCTCTTTGCCAGTGCATTTGCTTTTCCCCGGTACAGATATCTTCGAAAATTCATGTCTTCCTTTACATCAGCAAATGAACCTTCGGCCTGAATACTGCGATTCATACGGAGCATCGTTCCATACTCACTTGTGATCCGTTCCAGATCTTCTGCACGTTTTTGACTCATCGTCTTCGAGACCATCAGCACTTTATTACGTTTTTCCATAGGTGTTTTGCAGTTGTTTCCCTTGATACATTCCGTTTTATAAGGACAGCCGGTACAGTCTGGACTTCTGTAATAAGTTTTTACACTGACAGATCCGCTGGCTGTTTTACTTCTGCGTTCATTTGTAACAGTCAGTTCCCTTCCATTCCGACAGATATAGCTGTCTCTGTCTGCGTGATACTCCATGTTTTCTCTTCTGCTGATGTCTTTTTTGTATTTTCGGGTTTTCGAAATCTCATAGTTCTGCGGCTTTATATAGGCGGTCTGTCCGTTTCCCTCAATGAAAAGATAGTTTTCTTCACTTTCATATCCGGCATCTGCAACGATTTCTGAATATTTAAATCCTAAGTGACTCTCCATATCTTTCAAAAAAGGGATCAGGGTGCATGTATCGGTTGGACGCGGGCTAATATCAATCCATGTGATGTATTCAGAGTCCACTCCGTGCTGGATGTTATAAGCAGGTTTTTACTGTCCATTCCGCATCGCATCTTCTTTCATTCTCAGGAAGGTCGCATCCGGGTCTGTTTTGGAATAACTGTTTCTATCTCCAAGCGTATACAGTTTTTTCGTATATTCCTTTCGTTTCTCCAGATATTGGTCCAGCTGTTCCAGGGATTTCTGCAACTGTGTTTTTCTACGTCCAATTCCATGCACGAACACAATTCCCTCCTGTACTTTGACGCGGCACAACTGCTTTTTTAACCGTTTTAATGTGTGGATGGATATCTGGTCATGGTATACGGTCCTGATTCCATAGAGTTCTTCGCATTCAGCCACAAAAGAAGTTAGTTTTGTGTATAACCGGGCCTGATTTTTCGTAATAGCCTGTTTCCATACAAAGGTATATTGATTGGCTGCCGATTCAATCTTGGTGCCATCAATAAAAATGGTCTTTCCCGAAATCTCACCAAGAAGATAGAGCAGATCTGACATTTGGGCAAGCAGAACCTTTGCGCAGGCAGAAAAATGTAGGGAGATAAAACGCGCAATCGTTGCATGATCAGGAGCAGGCATTCCTTCAAGGAGATACATAAAGTTGATATCCCGTTTACATGCTTTTCGGATATCTCGACTTGAGTAGATTCGATTCATTGCTGCATAGATAACGAGTTTCAGCATCTGACGCGGCGTTGCCTGATTTTTTCTGATCCTGCCATAAGTTTTATATAGTTCAGAAAGGTCCATTTCCTCCACAAAGGCACTTACCAGACGAACTGGATCATCAGATGGAATAGAAATCTCTAAATCCAGCGGAAGTTTGATTTGATAATACAGCGAAAATGAGGTATAATTTTTCTGTATTATTTTGTTTAGTTGCATAAACTGATTATACCACGAACGCCGGGCTTTTCGAAGCTCGGCGTTTTGTGTTGGATATATAAAATGAGCTGCCGCACGTTAGTGCGACAGCCCCTTTTTCGTACTTATTAAACAATACCCTGGGCGTTCATCGCAGTAGCACAAGGTCTCAGTGTTTATGCGGTTTTTGCTTTCATTTGTATATTATGGGCATATTACCAACGAAGTCCTTTTCGATTTTATACCATCTTACATCGCTTTAGGCTTTCTGTAAATATGCAGATGAACAGAATCCGGTTTTGTCTCCATATACCACATAATACCAACGTGTTCCGTTGTAGGTTGTGTAGTAACCATAACACTGTACCGATGATCCGGCTGGCATTAAAGTGATTGCAGTTTTACCGGTGCCGGCTCCAACTCTCAGGTACAGATTGCTAGTCGTTTTGTATTTTCCGGCGATTGCTGCATCTTTACTTCTTGCACTCTCAACCTTTGCTGTACTGCCAGACACTGCCGGTTTGGATGTTGATGCGCTTCCACTTGGGGCGGATCCGCCTACGGAAACAACGATAACAGTATGCCCTTTGCTCTTTGTAACCAGAATGTCTCCTGATTTAAGGACGGTTGCAGATGTAACGGAAACTTTTTTAGCAAACAGGCCTGATTTTTCTAATACTGACGGCTCCGTTGCGGTGCTAAAAGCTCCCACGTCAATGCCGGTTGCCTCATAGATACAACCTCTTACGAGGTCGCTGCAATCTGTTTCTGTCTTTTCTCCGATTGCTTTCATGTTGCCGTACTTTTTAAGCATTGCCATAATGGATCTGTGTGCCTGACAGTAGCCGATATTGTTGTTCATGCAGGCATCCCACATTGCTTTAGCAACTTTCTTTGCGTGTTCGTCACTCAGGAAGCGGAACATATACCATCCTTTGGTATGAACATAATAATTCTGTGTGCTTACCTCTACGCCATCCTGATCTCCCGGCTTGCCTCCGGCATACTTTCCGTTCTCATCTCTTCTTGCACTTCCGATAATTACTTTCATTGTCTTTTCCTCCTTTTTCACTGCAAACTGGTTATAATATTCCTTGGCATAAGATCCCCTGGTTGCCTTTACCTTTTGCCCCTGATCTTTCGGCTTTTCATATCCGGTCAGGATAATGTTGGATGCTTCCTGTGTGGATTTTGCGGCTTTGAGTTTTGTAAGAACCACTTTGTACGATCCGGTCAATTCCTCCCACAGAAATTCTAACTGCATCTCTTCGTCTCCGATGGACTTATTTTTCTTCTTGGCAAAATTGAGAAGATTCTGTTTTCTGCTCCAATAGGTCCACTGTGCGTACCCATAGCCGTAGGAATCCCGGACAAAGTTCCCATAGCTGCCGTTGTCTACCGCAGCGGTATATGTTTCATCTGTATACCCGCTCTTTTTCTCACAACTGTTCTGCAGATTGTGAGGATTGAATCCGCTCTCGGCTCTTATGCTTGCCATGACACCACTTACGGCGTAATGGCTTAATCCTTTAGCACAAAAGAAGTTCCATGCCCTCTCCTGTGCTGTCGTACCTTTCAATGCCATGATCCGTGCCTCCTTAAAAAGAAAGAGCCGGGTGTGTTAATTCACATCCGGCTCATGGCTCTGAATAATATTCTCTTACTGGTTTCCAATCTGTTTGATCTGCTTGATTGCCTGAATAACTTTGTCATATCCGTTCGTGGCAACTAAAAAACTAAGATACGCAAGGGCAATGAGTTCAACGCCAATCTTTGCGTTAAGCATCGTTTCTGTGTAAATCAGATACCCAGCGGACAGTGCCACGGAGATAACGACTGCGGTAACTGCTGCCATCACGTTTGATGAGTAGTCAACCGATTTCTTATCCAGAAGTTTCTTGATTCCCTCAACGGTAAGGTTTGTGAGTAATGATACTGCGAACAGTGCTACAATTAAAAATTCCATTGTCATAATATGACCTCCTATCCTACTGCCTCATCCTCAGAGGCTTTGTGTGTGGTTCCGTCTTTGCTTATGACGGTGCTGTTGATTGGTACTGAAAAACTGAGTTTGTTCTTTTCAAAGATGTTCATAATCGTATTTGTTCCAAGGTAAACCACCAATGGAGCTACGATTTCTTTGACGATTGTGCTTGATACATCCACCACCGGGTCCATACCTATCCATGAGAGGATATAGGAACACGATGTAAGGATCATCCCATGAGCCAATACCGCAGTAGTGGCTACCTTTGCATAGGTATTCAGGCTTACTTTCTTTTTCTTCTCTTTTCTCCGCCTACGCTCCCTTTTCTGCAGGATGTAAAATGTCACGCAAGCTGCAATGTAACCGAGAGCGAAACCTATAAAAATTTTAAGTATCATCTTCTACACCCTCTTTCTTCTTTTGCGGTTCTGTCGGCAGTCCTTTCAGATCTTCGATTAAGTCTGTCGCAACATCATTTCCGCCAAGTATGTGATAAGGTTCATACATCCTTGTGGCGTTCTCTCGTGCGTATATAGGGCAGTAACCCCTCTCAGACCACTTATTGTATGTCTGGACGATACCGTTTCTTAAAAGGGCTTCTACGCCCTTGTCAATGGCTTTGTTTTTTAAGTGCTGATTGTACATCAGCTTCGCCATCACGCCCATTCCGCTGATTATCAATCCAAAAAGAAACTCGATCCAATATTTCACGATAAAATCTATCATTCTTCACACTCCCGTCTGTATGATCTCAAATCATACTCAATTAAATCCATCTTCTGATCCACGTCGTTTTTCATATCATCGAGTTCCTTATGCAGTTCATCCGATATTCTGCACTGCTCAATGATTTCTTCCTGCTTTTTAATTATTTCAAGCAGTTGTGTGGTTGCCTCACACAGCCTATCTACAATGACATAACTTCCATCACGCATGACTTTCCTTTAACTCCTTTGCTTCACAGGTGATCTTTTGCACCAGATTGTAGGTGTCGGCGTGTTTTATCGAACCAATTCTACTTGTAAACGATTTGTCGAAAAATTCTTCCGTGATAGTTCCATCTTTGAAATTCTTCATAAGGCGTTTCAGTCTACGCATAGCATCCTTTCTGATTTTCTTCGTAGAGTTCCAATGCCTATATCCAACAAAATCCACTCCGTTCTTTGCATAAACAATGGTTGTTTTTGGATTTAATTGTAATTTAAGAACATCCGCAAGGAATATTTCTATCTGTTTCTCCCACCGTTTCAACTGTTCGAGATCTTCTGATATAATCACAAAATCATCCATATATCTCATGTAATGTTCCGCATGAAGTGTATGTTTTACGAACATATCCAATCGGTGTAAATACACGTTGGCAAATAGTTGGCTCGTAAGATTTCCAACCGGTATACCGACACCGTCCGGGAATATCCCATTATGGTCTATTATCCGGTCAAGGATTACGAGTAAGTCCTTGTCTTTAATGTAGGTTCTAATTTCTCTTTTCAGAACCTTGTGGTCTATGCTCTGGAAGTAATGGTGTATGTCGGCTTTCAGTACATAGACTGATTTGCCTTGCACAACTTCCAGATTATATAGCCACCTTGCCAACTGCTTGCTGGCTCTGTGAGAACCTTTCCCTTTTCTGCAAGCGTAGGAATGGTAGATGAACTGATGCTCAAATATCGGCTCTATGTAATTGACAATCATATGTTGGATAACCCTATCGTAAAATGGCAGAGCCATGATTATACGCTCTTTGGGTTCCCAAACTTTGAATACCTTGTACTTTCCAGGAGTATATGTCAAACTTTCCAATTCCCGGATGGCTTTGCTGAGGTATTCCTCTCTATTCGCTTCAAACTCCAAAACCTCCGGTCTGTACCTTTTGCACCGCCTCGCCTTTTGATATGCGATCAATGCGTTCTTCATGGTACAGATGTTTTTCATAAGACCTGTTATTCTCTTCATAAATAATGCTTACGCCACACTTCCTTCGCTTTCGCTACTATTTGGCTTCGCTGTTTTAAGTTCGCCCGGTTTGCACGGGTCGGGATAGCCGTCTGACTATTCAATAAATGATTATCAAATAATCCTTGTTGGCAAGCCGTAGCTCCACCAATCTGACAGTTTTCTAAATAGTCACAGACGCACCACACGCCAATGTTCGTGTTCACGTTCCACGGATAATTGTTGCAATTCACAGTCCGCGAACCATCGTGAACCCCGTTGTTCCAATTGCCACCGCCAATGAGCGCGTGCAAGCCACGGAGCGACAGTGCGAATTAACAGCTACCCCAAGATAGTTGCTTATTTTGATTTCTTTTCCTTTTGTGCCTTGTTTATTAACCCTCCGATATACGCACCGAGAATACCGATCTGTGTTGCACAATATTCGTATACTCTGTCATTCATTGCGGAATATTTAAGATCGTGCGACATTCGGATTTTCCGAACCAGTTTTCCTTTCAGCCTGTCGGCTGCATAAAGGTGGCTGATTGTTTTTGATTTCTCGTATGCTTCTATCTCATCCATGATTCCGTCTATGCTTTCTCGTATATCCTTTTGCAGAGTGAATTTCTCGTAATGTGGCATATCCCTTACTTTTCTGTGGAGATATACTGAGAGATCGTATGCCATCTGGTGTGCCTCTGTATGAACGTAGTCCATTTTCAGAGTGGAGGGATTTTCATATTTGCTTTCGTATGCCATTACACCCAACCTTTCAACTGCAAGGGACTCGGCTTTCGCCGGTCCCCATCAGCTTACAGCGAGTCACAGACGCACCACACGCCAAAGTCCGTGCGCACGTACCACGGAGAAATGTAGCAATACACAGTCCGCGAACCAACGCGAACCCCGTCGCTCCAACGGCCACCGCCAACGAGCGCGTGCAAGCCAGTGTTGTTGGCCATGTAAAGCTGGCCAACTTTCTGACCGCTCATAACGTCATACCAATTCCAAGCTGAGCCTGTCGGATCATGGATAAACTCATCCAACCACTTCCAAACATTTCCTACGAGATCCCGAACGTTCGTTGCAGAAACAGCGTTCTTGACATTTCCGCAAGTGGTTCTTGCTGTATTCGAGGTCGCAGACCATGCGTAAGTGTTGTTGCCATCCTCTCCCTGTGGAGATCCGTATGCACCCTTACAGAACTCGGCGTAGGTAGGAAGTCTTTTTCCTACTCTCATAGCTCTCTCATTGGCGATATACCAGTTCAATCCCTCTGTTCCAGTAATCGGCACAACACCCTTTTTGCTCTGCAAACCACTGGCTCCGTTATCGGATGAAAGGTAAATATCGCCCCAGAACGGTCCTATGAATACCATTCCGGTAGGATCGCAAGTAGGTCTGTGGAGAAGAGTCCAAACGGAATTAGGTACAATGCCCTCCGCTACGTTTGTTTCCCATCCACTTCCTAATGCTGCGCCTGATGCGCTGATTGGAATACCGGAACTATTTGTTTTTCTGACTACGCCGTAATGGAAGCCGCCGATTTTTCTTGATGTAACTGCCGTATAACCGTTTGGATATGTCGTATTAAGGGAAATACGATACTGTTCTGCGGCAAAGTTCGTGGCATCTCCACCGGTAGGATCACAGATATAAATGCAGTAGTCCTTTCCCACCTCAAACTTAGTTGCTGTTCCGTCCAAGTTGCTCGCTGTAAGAGTGGTTTTTTCTGTCTTAAAAACAGAATTACCTACCGCAATCAGAACTCCTGCGATAACAGTAAGGGAACCGTTCTCCATGCGAATAAACTTCTTGTCAGATGCAACGACATCGGACATAAGCGCAAGTTTCGGGGTGGTTATCTTCGCAATGTCATTTTCCATTGCTTCATCATAACCGTAGAATTTACTCATTAGCCAATTCCTCCTTGATCTGATTCAGTTCTTCGGCTGTCATGCCGAGACTGTCGTAAATGGTGTATGGTGCGGTAACTGCGATTTCTGTTGCATCCACAGATACCATAGCGGATGTGGAGATAACGGTCGTTTCCAACTGCTTCTCTCCTGTAATCTCATCCGGTTCGCCCTCTTCGTGTGTTACGTTTGTGATTGTTACCGTCTTATTTCCGACAATCGCCTTTGTATTTGCTTTTGCCTCAGCACAATAGTGAATGGTAACAGTTTTCTTATCCTCTCCTACCGCAAGAACCGGGCAATGAAGATAATTCATACTTTCAAGATCTTCGATGGCTTCCAACAGATCTTTTGCTGCAAATGCGCCATCATCCACCAAGGATTTACAATTTCTAATATCCTCGGCGGTTGCAAGTCTCTTAGGGAAATCTCTCATTTTGTCTACCTCCGTTATTTATTTACATAGCTTCCAACAAATCCGTCCACAAATGCCAAACCATTTCCGTCCATGATTCTGAAAGTCTTATGTGTCATAAGATCTGCATTGCTGATTGAGAATGTCTTTGGTGCGATCATGTAGTTATCATTCGCAATGCTTATGGTGTATTCTCCGGCCTCAGTCAGATATAACGGCTGAGTAAAATCTGTAACGATGTATTTGTTACCGGATGTTACATTTTGTACAGTTATTGCAGCAGCAGTTCCAACGGTATCGTTGAAATGTATCTTCACTGCAAGGTTTCTAATGTGGGTTTCCACATCGTTAATTTCATTCTGCAATTTTCCGGCTGCATCCGCTGACAACTGATCTTTTATCATTGCAAACCATTGATTAAACAAAGTTTCCTGATTGTTCTCAAATGCCGTCATTTCTGCTGTGTAGTCCTTTTTTAACTGCACCACATCCGCATTTGCTGTTGCCTGCAGATTGTCAAGGAAAACATTGAATGTATCGAGATCCAAATTTGCCTGTTTATTGAACTCTTCTTTCTGATTCTCGAAAAACTCTGTGAATACCTCATACAAATCTGTTCCATTTTCCAATGCTGCCATGATTGCATTGACCGCAGTGTTGATACGGTTTGCGTCAAGCGCACCAAAAAACGACTCATCATATACTGTGTACTGTGTTACATCTTTTACGGAATAACTTCCGTCTCCATTATCAATAGGAATGAACTTCCGCAAGCCGGACCATACGGCATCCTTATAGTCTGTCTTTAATCGTTCCCACGCCACTTAGAACACCTCCCTCCTTATCCCAAAATTAAAGGTAAGCATCTGCCGACCTCTGTATTGGTTTAATAGCTGATTAAATAAATCTAAAATCAAGCTTTCGATACGATTGAGTTCGTTGTAGTCGAATATCTTTCCGTTTGCCGTGTACAAAGGTGCTTCTCCAACATCCGGTTTGAATGTGTTTGCGGCGATAAGTGAAATATTTTCCTCCAACTGGTTTATCTCATCTGCGTAAAAATATTGGTCTTTGCTCCTATCGTCTCCAAGATCGTTGATAGAGAACTCCTGATACATTGCAACTGCTATTTCTCTAAGGTAGGCAAGATTATTTTTGATGCGGTTGAAATCTTCCGTGTTGAAACGATCGCCGTGATATATACCGTCTCCATCCGTATAGCCGTACCAATCAGTTTTTGGAGTAGTCCATGAACCAGAAATAGAAACAACCATTGTTTCCGTTGTGCTGTTTCCGGCAGAATCGGTAGCTGTTACCACTGCCACATGATCTTTTTCAGACCCATCAATGCTTGCTGTGGCTTTGTATACCGTTCCAACGGAGTGAGAGAAATTCAGTTCTGCATCATCAAGTGTTCCAGTAACCTTTGCTATATCCGCCATCTTTCTCGCCTCCTATCCTTGCGTGTATCTGCCAACGTATGACAGTGGTAACTTATCAGGAATTTCCTTATCCGATATATTGGCATAGGAGCCAACATAGCTGCCGACAAATGCGAACCCTTTTAGTTCTTCAACAGATACGGAAATGGTGTATTTTCCTTTTGTCTGCACCGGGTTCGGCGTTATCGACACATCTCTTACTAATATGTTAGCTGCCATGCCACCACCTAATCTGTTACCGATACAGAGATTACATAGGTTGCCCCAACATCTGCCGGGTTCGGAGCCAATGAAACATCTGAGATAACTGGTGCTTTAGTATCGAGAGTAACTGTTCTTTTGACTGTGGTTGTTCTTCCAACTCCATCTTTCGCCACGATAGTAATTGTATTGGAGCCATCCTTTAAGGTAATATCCTTTGAGAATGTACCATCGTCATATACGGTCACTGCGCTACCATTGATCGTCAGTGTAACCGGACTGGACGTAGCATCATTTGTGGTTCCGGCAACTGTTACGGTTGTCTTGTTTGTGATGAGCTTGTCTACCGGGCTTGTAACTGATAACTCAGGTGGAACGGTATCAATCTTGAATGAAACGCTCTTCTGAGTAGCAGCATTGCCGTCATAGTCTGTAGCTTTGACAACTACGGTGTGTGAGCCATCTGCCAGTGCCGCCGTAGGTTTATAACTGCACGAATAACCGGATGATGTTTTTGTCTTTGTAACACCGGATATTTCAGATCCATCAATGAGCAGCTTAATTGTGTCTGGATTCACGCCAGAATCATCATCCGTAACTGTGAAAGTGATCGTAGGCTGGTTGCTCGTAAGTAACTGCGATGCCGTAGGTGCTGAGATTGTGATAACTGGTGCTGTTTTCTCTTTAACGGTAAGTCTCAGTTTGCTTCCGAGAGTTGCATCGGATTGATTTACCGATGTGCTGTTGCCCGCCTCATCTGTGGCGATGATCTGCACTCCGTAATAATGTCCTGACTGATTGTATGAGGATTTTGCCGGAGCAGTCAGTGTTGCTTTGTAAGTCTTTGATGCGCTGTCGTATGTGAGTGTTGTAGTTACACCGTTTACGATAGCTTTAACAGATTTAATAGCCATCCATTTTCCTCTTCCTTTCTTCCGTTATTTTTCTGATACCCTACGGGCAATTACCTTGCCGGACAAACTCTGTGAGAAGTTCACAACATGGCGGTAGATATTTACTTTTAATCCGGGACGGTACGCATTTTCCTGATACACAATATCGTTTGCGTCTATCTCTGGATTGCCACGGGTATTGTACTCATACTCAATACCGGCGTTATAGTAATCTCCAAGCCAATCCGCCAAGTGATTTGCTGTTTCCATATCGCTTACGAGAGGATTTTTCCATGTGATGGTCTTTCCTCTACTGTTAAGTGTTTTTGTGGCATACTGCTCAACAATGTTGTATCTGTGTCCTATAATTTCAAACTGGTACTTGCCAGTAATCAGAAACTTAACCATTACATAGTAATCTCCACGTTCAATGATGCTTACGTTGGATGCTGACCCATTGAATGTTGCCCGGCAGTCATAAGTTGGATCTCCGAGGTAATATGTCTGCACATCCCCTTTGGTTGCTTCTGTTTCTTCGCTAATGAGTGTTTCTTCGGCTGTGCCTTTCTGGTATGAGTAACATGGCACTCTGACCGCCTTAACAAGCTCCTGCTTGATTGATTTCGGAGAAGAGGTCATGTCCTGCCTTTCCATCGTAAAATCCGTTATATCGCCAAATGAGAAGTAATCTACAACAATTCGATTGAATGGTTCTTTCGTCTTAGTGAACTCAATCTCCATCAAATCAAAATCATCAAAATCGTGGTGGACAATCAGTTTCTTGGTAATGTCTGCCGTTATCTCGTACTCGTCAACCTTTACCCCATCATTGAAAGTTCTGAATATGATGCCATCCGGCAGTGAAGATCCGAACATCAGTTGCAAACCATAGTACATACAGGCGGTTTCCTGTGTGATGTAAATGATAGGGTTTTGTTCAAACAAACAATCTTTCCCGGACTGCTGCAATGAAACATATCCGGTGTATTTGTCTGCCTTGCTTTGGTTCTCCGGGAGATAATACATTTCTGCATTTACAGTGGTGTAGTTGTGTGCAAATGAAGCGTACTCCTGTTTTGCAGTCTCACTCTTTATATTCCGAACATGGGAATACTCTGTCTCTCCGTTGCACGTTATATCGTACTCAGGGGCGAATGATGATTTTATCTGCGGTCTGCCGTATCTGTTCTGCGATAGTACGCATCTGCAGGCATTGGCAATAATCTGTAATGCCTCTTTGTGTTTTACCCTTGGTATTGGGTTTTTGGTTTTTGACTTTTTGAGGTATGGGTCAATATAATACTCTGTAATTCCTGCGTCTTGGAATATCAGTTCTGCCGCATGATAATATGTGATTCCTGCCGGAGCATAACACCCCTTGTAATATTCCTCATCCATGTTTCGGAAGAGATCCTGGCATCGTATCGTTGCGGAGTAATCATCACTTTCCCATGCGCTACACTGTAACTTTGCGCCTCTTATCCATTCGATGGTGTCTGAGTTCGGCAACTGATAGCCGTACCAGACATACATCTCCTGACCGGTCTCCAAAAAGTTGATTGCAGAGTTCGGATTGTCAACATTGAAATACTGATCGTAGTTCTGCAATTTAACCATGAAATCTATCTGTGGAACATCCTCGCAAATCGGGGATATGTAACTATCTAATTTAGAATCCATAATATCGTCATTGTAATAAACAAGACCGTAGCCTAACTGAATTGAATAAATCCTCAGTCTGGAATATGGATTTTTCATCTTGTAGAAGATGAATTTTATATATGTGGTATTCTCTAACACCTGTTCTGTACTGAACTCTGACTGATCGTTGTCAGCAATCTCTATTCTCTGTCCGCTACTCGTGAGTATGTCGAACCTGGTAGGATAAACCTCTCCAAAATTGATAGTCAGTCCTTTAATGTCTGTTGCTACAACATTCAGTTCGATAAGCAGCTCATATCCGCTTGATGGAATCAGAGGTTTACTTATCAAACCGGTGTCGTAGTAATTCCCGGAAGTATTCTCCCTTGGGAGAAAATACATAGAGCCGTCTACCTTTGTGAAGTCCTGCTCCAATGTGGCATATACGGTTGTCTCTTTTCGCTGACCGAACAACCCGGTCTGCTTTGAATAGTAGGCAAAGTTGTTACCTATGACGGTTGCATTGGCCTGTGCTTCCTGATTTACCAGACCGAATGAAATCATCATATATGACCGCTCTCTAAGAGAGCTTTTCATGCTTTCCTTGTATTCATTTGATACTTTCTGCATACAATCACTCTCCGCAATCAATAAGGTTTACTTTGCAACTCTGATAGGTAATTGGATTTCCGTCTGAATCTATCCAGTACGGTTCCGCCGTTCTATCTCCGGGGTACATCTTTATTGTTATTTTTTTCATAGTGACCGGATCCGGAAAAGTGACATATACGAAAAACGCACTCAGCACCGTAAGCATCCGGCTCCACTCTGCTGCCGTCAGCCACGGCCATTCCAGAGTGTCGAGTTTGTACTGATCTCGCCCAACTCTCTGCCCTACGACCGTGCCGTTGGCATTTCTTCCGGCATCCACCATTGTAGATACAGTTGGCTTTGCCCCACGTTTAGGAGGGGGAAAGTCATAACCATTTACTGATATATAAGCCATTCCATATCCCTCCTTTACGCTCCTTGGAAGCTGTAACCGTTGGCATTGCGCTGTGTGGTTACTGCATCCGTAACTGTCTTTCCACCGATTTCAACAATCGTCTGTTCTTTCTTATCAGCCTGTGTCTTGGTGTTCTTGGAAATCTCACTCACAGCGGTTGTTATTCCGAGATCATCCAGAGCCTCTTTGATAGCTTCTTTCAGACCGCCGCCGGAATTAAGCGTTGCCTGCACGGTTCCGTTTGTAGATACCTCCCTTGTCACACGCTGCACGATTGCTTCATTCGTGAAATCACTTCCATAATTGTTGCTGTATTCTTTCAATGCACTGTCATTGATTTTCAGACGTGTTCCGAGGTTCACGTCCATATCAGCGAATGAATCTACCCAGGAAGTGACAATTCCTTTTGTTTTCTCTCCCTCTTTCTCTACGCCGATGTTATATCCCTCTACGGAATATGCACCTAATCGTTTGAATACTCTGGACGGAGAGTTAATATCCAGCTTGTCTTTGAACCATGAGATAATACTGCTGCCCCACGATTCAATGTTGTTCTTACAGGTAGAGTACAGATTTCCTATACCGTTCTTAAAACCATCTACCACATTTTTTGCAATGTCATACCACTTGTCATAAGAACAGGTATTTGTGAACCACGTTTTTACATTAGAAGCCCATGTTGTAATGTTGCTCTTACAAGTCGTATAACTGTTTCCGATTTTCGTTTTGAAGCCGGAAATAATATTCTCTGCATAGGTACTCCACTTAGAACTATTGATGCCTCCAAAACCACTATCAGAGAACCACGTTTTGAGGTTTGAAGCCCATGTTGTGATATTGCTTTTCGTATCTGTGTACGACAGTCCTATTTTGTTCCTGAAACCAGTTATGATATTTCCTGCATAAGTGGTCCATGTGGCATTGTTGATATTTCCGAATGAAGATCCAGAAAACCAATCTTTCAGGCTACTCGCCCAAGTAGTAATGTTGTTCTTTGTGGTGGTATAGGTGTTTCCAACCTTTTCCCGGAAGCCGGAAATGATATTGTTTGCGTAGGTCTGCCAAGTATTGCTATTGATGTTTCCAAAGCCGCTGCTCGTATACCATTCCTTAACTTTGCTCGCCCAGGTTGTGATGTTATCTTTTGTGGTGGTGTATGTGTTACCCACCTTTGTTTTGAAACCGGAGATAATGTCATTTGCATATCCGGTCCATGTTTCCATGTTGACCCCACCAAATGATGAATTGTTGAACCACTCTTTAGCCTTAGTAGCCCAAGTCGTGATGCTGTCTTTCGTGGTGGTGTAAGCATTGCCTATCTTGTCCTTAAAGCCGGTTATGATGTTCTGACCGTGGGTTTCCCAAGTCTCTTTGCAAATCTTTCCAAAGCTCGTACCCGAGAACCAGTCATTGACCTTTCCGGCCCACTCCGTAACTTTTGCTTGGCAGTCTGAGAATTTCTTTCCGATGCCTCCATTGAAAGCAGTGACAAGATTACTTCCAAGTGTGCTGAATACGGTTGAATCGGATGAACCACCTATGCCGAATATTCCTTTGACAACATCTGTCACATTTCCGAAACAACTCAACGCTGTCTGCAATGGTGCTGGCAAAAGGGATTTAGATATTCCACCCAGCAAGCCACTGACTATTTTCTCTCCGACAGTATTTATTTCTCCATCATCAGATCCAATTCCGAACTTCTTTGATATTCCCTCGACAACGCTTGTTTTCAGTTCATTCCAAATGGCGGTCCATGATACCCATTTGAACATATTCTTGAATGTCCACTTGGCTGCAAATACCTTAAAGACTGTTTTGAGTATTGTGTCCCAGTCAATCTCGGACATTGCCGTTCCTACGCCCTTTAGAAGTTCGTACCAATCCACCTCATCTATCAAAGTGTTAATCAGTGTGCATACACCAGATATAAGGGAATTGATTGTACCACCGGCTTCTTTCCAGTCGATAGTCTTAACTGCCTTGTTTATCGCACTCGCAAAGTCACTTCCGATTTTCTTGAAATCTATCTTCGCAAGGAATTTTCCAAGACCGCTGAAAAGTGTCTTGATGCTGTTACCAAGCGTTGTGCCTACAAGATTCCAGTCGATCTCCGTAATTGCGGTATTTATATTTGTTCCAAGTCCCTCACAGAAAGTATCGAAACCGTCTTTGATGGTATTCCAATCGAGTTTTTTCAGTGCTGTGTTGACACCGTTTGCAAAGTTCGTAGCAATATCTTTCCATGGGAAAGTCTTTGAGAAATTCAGTACGGCAGTAAATACACCATTTACAAAACCAGCGAATGTTTCTCCAATGCCAACATAATCAATTCCGGCTATTGCATTGCCAAGCAGATTGCCGATTGCGGTTCCGAGTGAAGCCCAATCCAATCCGGTAACGAATGTCTTTGCAAATAGAATCGCTGAGTTTATTGCATTGGAAATTGCTGTTCCAATTTTCTTCCAGAGATCTTCTGTCTGCAGGGCAGCGTTGATTACATCTACGATACCCTGTGCAAGTCCCTTTGCGGTTTTATTTATCAGAGTCCAGTCAAGAGTATCTAATGCACCAATGATAAGATCTGCTATTGCCGTTCCGAGACTGCTCCAATGGAAGTTTTCTACAAATGAATCAACGAACTCAAATGCAGAGTTAATAGCTTGCGCTATTGTCACACCTATTGATGTGAACAATCCAGGAGTTTCAAGGAAACCATTCAGGAATGTCGCAATGCACTTCGCAATCTTTCTCAGAGATGCTTTGATGCCGTCCCACGGAATGTTATCGAGGGCTTCTTTCAGTTTCTCCCCGAACATTCTTCCTACATCGTAGAAATCAGCTTCATCCCAAGCATCCTTAATCATCTGTGCAAGATTTTTGTACTTATCCGCAATCTCGTCTGTTTCATAACCGCTTCCATCGGCTCCGCTGTTGCTTCCACTGCCGCTTTTATCATCACTTAGGATGTTAAGCTCATCTATGCCGGTGGTAAGGTTCTTTGCCGCCTTTGCAGCACCATTTAAGGAATCTGTATAATCTTTATTCTGTTTTATTGCTTTGGTATAGAACTTCTTACCTGTGAGTGCTGAGAAGAACTGTGCCAATGCGTTTGTTGCTGCAACGAGCTTCTGAATCAGATAATCCAGAATCGGAGTAACTACATTCAGTATTGGCTCAAATGCAGTTGTCAGTGATGCTCCAAGCTGTCGCAAATCGTTGTAGAGCAGATTTACGTTTTTGTGAAACTCTGTTCCGGCTCTTTTTGAATAAATAACAAGGTTATCGAATCCTGTTTTTACGAGTTCAAATAGGTGTGTAAACATTGAACGTAATAACATGAACGTTCCAAGTCGGATGATTGAGCCGAGTTTCTTTGCAAATGCACCAGATTGTTTTTCTGAAAATCCAAGGCTCTCTCTCACTCTTTTTTTGAGTTCCTTGAATTTATTTATAATTGCAGCAATCCCAGAACGGATTTTGTTCACTACCGTTTTCACGGCAGAAATGATTTTTTGTGTCTCGTTCTTTACGGCATTTGCCACTTGCCTTACCGCATTGATGATTGCAGTAAGGATTGTCAGGATAATACCAATAATCGGTATCGCCGCCTGAACGGCTTCAAGGCCTACCGCCATAGACTGGAATCCGGCATTTGCCGCCATGCCCCCGGTTTCAATGGCCGGAAGAATTGATGCAATTCCACTTAATATAGAAGAAAAGGTTCCAAGTCCACATTTCTGTGCTGCATCCCCTATGGACTTAATGGACTTTGCCACATCCTCCATATTCTTAGGAGACTGTGAAACCGTTTCCTTGAACTGCTTAAACTGTTCCTGTGCCTGTCTGAGACCATTCACAGCTTCCTCATACTGACCGGTATCAAACCGTATCTTTCCACTCTCCATACCGCTGACAGTGGCTTTGTACTTATTGATCTGGTCTATGAGTTCCTGAATACGTCTATTAGCCGGATTTGTGTTTGCCTGATTGAGACTTTCGTTTAAGTTTGTCTGTCCGGCTGCTGCACTTTGTCCGGCAGTTCCGAGGTTGCTTTCCTCTTGTGCCAACTGACTTGCCGCTGATGCGGCACCGTTCATTGCTGCCTGTGCCTCTTCTGATGCAGTCGCAACGCTTTCTGTGGCTGCCGTTGCTTGCTGACCGTTCTCCAAAGGCTGTACACGTCTCTGTGCCCCCTCAGAATCAATTCTGATGCTGACGCGATTATTCGATCCGAGGTTTCCAAGTGCTGTGCTGACTTCCTTTACAGTAGCCGCAACCTCTTTTAATTTCGCCGTATCAACTCCTGACAGAGACTTAATGGATGATGCAATGCTTCTCATACCACTTCCGGCATTTTTAAGATCATCTCCAACGCCGGAGAAACCACGCATTACATCAAGAATCTGTTTTAACTTTTCTGTATCTAATCCCTCAGTGATTTTCTTCATTGAGGCAAGAGCTTTTGTTACTTTATCAATACCACCGTCTGCCTTATCAGTGGTGGCTTCTATTTCCAATAAAATGCTATCTACTCTGTTATCAGGCATTTTGCCACCTCACTTCGTAAAACCCTGTCCGTGGGTGGTATTGTTTGTCCGTAAAATAAGAAAACATGGGGAACTGCGCCGGACTTGCGCTGTTTCGGTTCGTCAACCTATCCCCATGTAATCAGCTACTTTTCTCTTCGCTGTCTCAATCGCTTATTATGTTCTGCGGCAAAGGCAGCGAATCTGTCTGCATCCGTCATTTTTGCTCCCGGCGGTGCGTCCTCTGTGCTGTTCATGCTTCTTGGTTGGCTTGGGTATGCCGGAGCATTTCTGCCAAGGAAGATTGCCATGGCATCTACGACATACGAACCAACGGACCACGCCAACGTATCTAAGGCTGTGGCCTGTTCTTTCGCTTCCATTTCTCTCTTCTTTTGGAATGGTTCTAATTTCGTAGGGTTCAATGTCCAAAAGGTCTCATAGGAAACTCCATAAAGGAGAGCGTTGGGAAGCCAAACTTTATTGATAATCTCTGTAAATGTTTTGTATTTACTGAGATCTATTTCCTCTACTCTGTTGCCGCCTTGGTTTTCTTTCCTCCGCTCTTCGGAGGTTCCTCGGCTTCCTCGCCAAAACCCGCGGTTTTCATTGCCTCCGTAAAGGCTTCCATGACTTCATCCATGGAGCCACCGTACTTCAAATGTTCGCTCAGTATCTTTCCGGCTTTTGTAAGATCCTTTGTGCCGGTAAGGACTGCGATGATCGCTCTGATTGTCTTAAAAATCTTCATGTTCTCTCTGGTATCATCATCCAGAAGTCCCATTACATCTACATCGTGATCTTCCAGATCACACATAAGGTTTGTAAAATCGAGATCTGCTACTTTAATCTCTTTAGGTCCATTCGCTGTCTGTAAAATCATACTTATTAACCGTCCTTTCGTTAATCTGTCCTATTTGTACGGCAGAGGACTATTCCCCTGCCGCTGCTTCACTTTTTCACGCTGTTACATAATGAAGAGCCTCTTCGCCCTCATCAGTAATGGAGAATGACATTTCTCTCGCATTGTTGGAAGATCCGCTTGTCGGATATACTGCCATAACACCGGCCCACTCCCATTTGCCGTCAACACCCTCTTCTCCAAACCATAACTGGTATTTATCAACTTTTCCTGCTTCCTGCAGATCCAAGAGTTTCTTGTAATCAGCTTTCTCATACCATGCTTTGAAAGCAAGATCCCCTGTGTCCTCGATACCGTTAATGGTTCTTTTCTTCGTATCGGAAAGTGTTGTAACATCGAGTTTTTCCTTTTCTCCACCGAGATCCGGGTACTCAGTAATGTCGATCAACTTCTCAAATGTTCCGGGAGCATCTGCTTTCTCGTGCATGAGATATGTCACATTTGTACATTTTGCCATCTTCGTTCTACCTCCTTGTGTTTTCCTTTGCCTAAGAGGTAAAGCCTTGATTTATTAAAACCATCGGCAGGCACCAGGCAAGTGCTTTTCAGGAGCGACCCTATCCGATGGAGTTAATCATGTTTCTAATTTTGAGAACCGTGCAAGGAATTGTGATATGGAAGTATCGCTCACATTCTCCACCGGGGAAAAATAGTCGCAATGAAATCCGATTCCTACCATGTATTCTCTTGCGGAGTTTGCAATCTTCCGCGCCTCTGAGGCGGTCTTATTGGAGTAGAATTTAATTTCTAATCCAAGATTGATGCCATCCTCAGTATTTGAAAGTGTAGGTAACGCACCGCTCCCTCCTATCTGCTTGAAATACATATAAGGGAAAGACGGCGGTGTTGCTTTGAACACCTGTCCTCCTTTCAAACCGCTATATTTGTTCTGCAAGTCTTTCAGGAGGTTGGTAAAATACAAATTCACATTGTCCTTAACCATCCTTGAATACCTCGCTTGCTATTTTTTGTGCTTCTTTCCTCAGATATTGTGCCGTCTCGTACATAAACGGTCTTGACGGCATACCCTCTGTAAATCGCCATGTGCCATCATCAGCCGGATAATACCAACCCTCTCTGCCGTCTTTCGTGGTAAAGATTGTTGCCCCGGAATTATACGCCCAGTTCATAATTGCCTTGTACTCTTCGCTTGGGTGGGAACTATCCCTGCCCTTAACTCCAGTACCGAACTCAATGTACTTGCAATACCCTCCGGCACTTATGATTCCAACTCCCTCTGCCTCATCCAGATAACCGATAATGGAAGCTCTTGCCGTACCGGTATCAACCGGAACTAACTCCTGTGCCTTTTCAACTCCGAGGTCTGTAAGTCTCTGTATAAGTTTCTCTGCGCATTTGTGTATACGCTCTTTCCGCTTTTCCAGTTTCTTAATAGCCTCATCTATGCTGTCCGGGTCAAAGGGATTGATTGTTATTTTGTCCTGCATGGATATTCCCCTTAATCTTCCGTATCGCCCATAGATTCTGTTGCAAATCATGTTTCGGGCAGACACATATATAATCTGGTTCTGTGTCTGTGGAACCGTCCTCGTTGAGAGCAGGAACCACATCTATGAAGAGTTTTGAGTATTCATCAATCGGCAATTTCTGTACGGTTGATATGGTCTTGTCATAGACAATATCTTTACCAAACGGGGAGTCCTCTGCATTTCCTGAGTTTGGGCTTACTCTCGCAAGCACACGAACCGGATTTGAATACTTCGGTATGCTCTCCCCGGTAAGGTTGCCATCCTCGTCCACTTCATCCACCGTTCCGTCATAGGTCTGGTAATAAAAAGGGACTTGGTTCAATCTGAGGTCTTTAAGTCTCAGCTTCGGCATTGCCATCCCTCCTTAACAGACCGACATAGGTTTTGGGTGGGATCTTCGCCAAGGCCAACTCAATATCTTTCTTACCTGTCTGTCCCCAGTTCCTGGTAACTCCAAGTTCAGTGTGAGATACAAGTCCACCCCTCGCATCGTCAGAGTTTATGGCTTTCGCCAAATCATAGATTTCAAACTCGTACCGGTTATAAAATCTCTCCAACTCTGCCTCTGTCGGAATATCATCATCCGCCCAAAAGTGTTGATTTGCAGCCTGTTTCTGAGCTTTCACAAGGAGGACGGCAATCTGTTCGTCAGTGAGAGTTTCATCATCTAAAATGACTTTCAACAATTTAGCGTCCATAATCCGTCCTCACTTTCTTACCCTTGCTGAGTTAAAAACTCTGCGATCAGCTTTGCTTTTACGGTTTCTTTCATGTCATACCCACGTTCCGCTGCGATAGCCTTAATCTGTGCTACTGTCAGAGCGTTAAGTTCTTCCTCTGTGTATTTCTTGTCAGTAGCCGTCTCTTCTGAAACCGCATCCGTTGATGTGGAAACAGAAGAATCAACTACCTCGGAACTACCGTTAAGGGTATGACCTGTTATTCCCCCGCTGTACCTGTTGTACCGCTTGCCGTGATCTTGCTAGGAAGATCTGTGGAAATATTAGTGAACTTCGCACTCATCCACTCAGGGCCGTGATCCAGACCGATCTGACCGAAGATCTGATAAGTTTCTCCTGCACCTGTCTTTGCAAGCTGCTCTAAGAAGAAATTGCCCTTACCAGGAACCATCTGATGAACAGGAGCCATGATGGACGGATCAAACAGAACTGCAGTACCGGCAGGCATAGTATCGAACAATGCGACTGCTACCTCTCCAAGAGGGGTTACTACAGTCTGTAACTTGATACCGTTGACTTCTCTTCCGAGAGGAACGATAGTCAGGTTGTTCTGCTGTGCGTCAAGGTTGAGCTGTAACATAGTGGTTGCATCTACACCGAGAACGATATTGTCTGTCTTTGCTCCCTGATCGTGAATGGACTTTAATCCCTCTGCTACAAGCCAGTAGGTAAGAGGTTTCTTTGCAAGATCGAGTATGTTAGTTGTAATCGCAGTCAGAAGTCCTCGGGTCTGGTTTGCCTCCGCATCAGTAGTAGCTTTCGCGTAAGTACCATTGATGAAAGTGTACTCAATATCCTGTGCGATCTTTGCCATTCTACGAGATACCTGGAACGCAAGTTCATCCATAGGATTTGCCTGCTGACCTGCTACGTTGATACCCTGCAGTGTACCCATGTTGCTCTGTTTTCCATAAGAAATCGCTACGGACTTCTGGAAAATCTGAGTTACGTTGGTAAGCTGACTTCTGGTTACGATTTCCGGCTTTGGAGCGGTAAGGGATGCTGTCTCAGAAATACTAGGCTGTTCGCCTGTTTCTGTGTTATACTCCTGACCGCAAGTAAACTCTACATGATTGGTTACAAGAGGTCTTGCGCCAATCATAGTAGAGAACGGTGTTGCCTGCTGCCCTTTAGCGAATAACATTCCGCTAAAATTAGGAACAGCGAATGATGTTGCTGTGCCCTGTGCCATAATTCATTACCTCCTTAAAAGTTATGCCTGCTGATTGTTAGCGGCATTTTGATTTAATATTGCAAGAACGGCGGCCTGTGTATCGCCTGCGTCCATTGCCTGCTTGATCTGTGCTGAATAGTCAACCTGGGCTACGTTTCCAGACTGCGGTGTAGGCATCTGAGCTAAATACTGTGCACGGATTTCAGATTCTTTCTGCTTATCCCTCTCTGCCATGAACTTAGAGATGTTCCCAGTAACGACATCCATATTTCCCTCATACTCTGCCGTTGCTGTTGCCTTTGCCATTTCGGTAGGCATACCCATACCTAAGTAACGCTCCGATGATTCTGTTACCGACTTAAACTTTTCCAGTTCCTTAACATAGGCATCTCTCTGTGCCGCCTGCTCTGCCTTTGCTTCCGCTTCCTGTTCCTCGGCTGTCTGCTTAGCTCTGAGCTGCTTTCTCAGATTGCCCTCGGATGTGCATAACTTGTCATTGTCAGACTTTAACTTGGCATTATTGGCCTTTTCCTGTGCAAGCTGCGCCATAAGGCTTTCAACTGTAAGTTCATTTCCGTTGTTGTTATCCTCTGGCTTGGTTGTCTGAGACTGCTGTTGTGTGCCGGAAACCTGAGTAGTAGGCTGTTTCTGCGGTTCTGTCTGAGACTGTTGCTGTGTCTGGTTCTGAGTTGCTGTACTGTTTACATCTGCCATAATTGACCTCCTGCGTTTGAACGGTTCTCTCCGTATAAATTTCTGCGTTTTTTTACTTGCGTCTCTGCAAGACAATAGTTGTATGCGTTTGGTAAGGATTTTCTCTAACCCGTTATGTGATAGGGATTTCTCCCTGAATAACCGAAAAAATGAGCCGGACACGATTTATCATCACATCCGGCTCACTGGCTCTAACTGTATGAAGTTAGTTTTTCTTTGCTGCCTTTTTGGCAGTTGTTTTCTTGGTAGCAGTTTTCTTTGCTGTGGACTTCTTTGCTGCCGCTTTCTTATCGGCAGTTTTCTTGGCAGTATCTTTCTTTGAAACGGATTTCTTTGAAGCTACTTTCTTCTTATCGTCCATCTTTTTCTTGTCCGCTGCTGTCTTTTTTGCAGTTGCCATTGGTTTTCTACCTCCTGATTTATAATTCTACGCACCGGCAGTTGATGATCTCATCTATCGGTGCGCCCATGCTATCATCGAGGGGGAACATCATTTTGTACCCGTTGATGATAAAAGGCTCGTTAATAGGAACTGTTTGGCTGTCCGCCTCCCAGTGGCTAACCCGGACACGTTCATCCCTCATGCTTACCCATGTATGGGTGGTCTGTTTCTTATCCACGAGGTTCTGATGATTTATCCAGTTATATATCCAGTTTGTCTCATTCAGGGCGATCTCCGTGGCTCTAACCTCCGAGAACATCCTTTTTACACTTTTTGGAACATCCTCTTCTTTCATCATGCCGCCGGTCATGCGAGACATTTTATAATCATCGTTGCCGTTGGCATTTGCCACTGCCCTCTCTGTGGCTTCCTGAATATACTTTGAAAATCTGTATGCCTTTTCCCTTACTTCTGTTTCGTACTGATATTCCGGCATCATGGCAAAATAGAGATCCATGAGTTCATTTTCGTAATCAGCACTCGTCTTTTCGTAAAGGAAAATGCCGGAAATAAGATTGAGGAACTGTGCTGCAAAAAAGTCTGCAAGTGCATTTATAAACTCCTTGGCGGTTTTCTTCCGGCGGAGCTTATCGTCTTTGAGAATGTTCATTTCGTCAAAGTATTCAACCGGATTATACATAGTTCACACCGCCTATTCTTCTACCATTGCAGTCTTACTTGGCTGCTTAGATTCCTCTGTCTTATCTTTTTCCGTGTTGTTCTCCCCACCGTTCCCCTCTTCATCCTTGTATGCGTTAGGGTTCGGTTGCTGTGTCTTTTCCTCCTTGGAGGCAAGTTTTTTCTGTATGCCATCAATAATAGGCTTACTGTCAACCCATGCCTGTTGTGGATCTGTGAACAATCCAACAGTGTTGAATGATGTAAGACCGTCTACTCCGGCATTAAGCAATGCCACGAGTGAATTGGTCTTAGACACCAAATCATAGGTTTTTGTACGGCAGAAACGGATTTCAACATCTGCTGTCTCTATATCTTTCAGGCCGTCATACGGTCTCTGATCCGTCTTAATGATTTCGATTGCCAAATCAATGAGCTGCATTTCCGGCTCAGTGAATAACTGCTCAACCGTCTTTGCGGAAATCTCCAAACACTGCCATCCATTGGATAGCTGCATTGCTCCTGTGGTAGAGCCGCCGCTTGCTTCCTGCCATGACGGAGTAGAAGTAATCTGCTCCAACTGGGAATTGAGATGATCCACAAGTTTCTGTACCTCACTCTCGTTCAATGTCTGATTGAGGTAAGTGATCTTTGCCTCCTTGCCGTCCCCGGTACTCTTTGTCATAATGACTCCATCGCCGTCTACGAGGTTTTTCTTGCCCTCTTCATTTACCTGGCAGTTGTGCATCCAGAGTAAGCTCTGAACGTGTTGCAGAATATCATTGATACGGTCAGAATCCACAAGATTCATTGCATCCATCAGTGGGATAACCTTTTCAAAAATACCCATGCGGTCATTCAGATAAAATTCAACGACCGGTATTCTTCGGAGTGGGTTTGGCGCGATATTCTCTTTCAAACGATAGTCTGTCGTGTTCAACTCATGCTCAATGGTATAGCAGAAATTCTTTGAGTATGCCGTAAGAGTAATTGTTCCATCATCGTGTACGGAATAGGTGCATCCAAGCATCGGTTCTCTATATGCGTCATTTGAGTACACCACAAAGGTTGTAAGTGGGCTTGGAACCAATAGTTCAAATGGAGAATATCTGCTCTTATTTCTGTTCGGCAGCATCATCTGGTAGCCGACACCGCAGATAAACAGGTTTCTTCCAAGGGCAATATCTTTTGCCGCTTTGCTCTGCTCCTGCATCATTTTATTGAGCATGGCGATCTTCAAATCGTCAATATTCTCTCCATCGTCCTCATCCTTTTTCTTCAAAAATCCGAATAAGGCTTTCTTCTGTTTCTTTGTAGGTTCTATTTTTGCTCTCTGTACGAAAGTGATCGGGTTGGAAAAACAATACCCCAGATGCACGTCCACAATCTTTGAAGCATTGTTTTCTACGACTGTGGCATTGAGATCCGGCCTGATTTTCTTTTCACGGTTAAGAATTGGCTGATTGCCTTTCTCATACTCAAAAAGAAAAACTTCCTGCGCCACATTCTCCTGATGTTCCATAAACGCCTTGGAGACAACCGATATGATATTGTCTTTCGTAATCTCCCTCTCATCGGTCATTAACATTCGTCTACCGAGAGTTGGACGGTTGCTTGCGTACATGAAGTTTCCCCTTTCCGAATAAAACAAAAAGAACCGATCAAGTCTACTTGTGACTTAACCGGCTCAAAGGCTCTTTGCTTAATTCTATTTTTATTACTTCCTTACATCCACGGCAGTTTATAAAAATCGTGCCGGATGCTCCGGGTGCTTTCTTGAAAAGAAGTTTTTCACGGTTTGCCCGTGCCTTACATACAGGGCAGTATACGTTTTCCGTTTCCAACATAGCTGCTCCTTTCTGTATGTGGATAGTTGTAGGCGTTTGCGAAACGCCAAAAGCCGCATAAATACGGCATTTTTTTGTTGTTAAAATAAAATATCTCCTCAAGGT